CGCTGGTGGCAGGAGAACCCCGATTACAACGTCGGCATCGCAGCGGGCGCCGTCTCCGGCCTCATCGTCTGCGACATCGACCCGCGCAACGGCGGCAACGACGGCTGGCGGGACTGGCTAGACGCCAACGGAGACCATGACGACGACGGTCCGTGTCAGCTCACCGCAGGCGGTGGACAGCACTGGCTCTTCGCCTACGTCGACGGCGTGCGCTCTTGCAAGCTCGAGCAGGGCGTCGATCTTCTGAGCGACGGGCGCTATTTCCTGGCATTCCCGTCCGAGATCAACGGCAACTCCTACGAGTGGGAAGCGTCGTCCGACCCGTTCGACGGCGTTGCGCCTGCGACGCTCAAGACCCGCTGGCTTAATGCCATGCAGGCGCAGCGCAAGAGCGTCGTGCCTGCGGCTAACGGCAATCTCATTCAGGGCAATCGGAACAGCGGCCTCACCGCGCTGGGCGGTGCCATGCGCAGCTTCGGCATGGCCGAGGCGGAGATCCTGGCGGCGCTGACCGTCATCAACGAGACGCGCTGCGAGATCCCGCTCCCCACCAGCGAGGTGAGCCAGATCGCTCGCTCCGTCGCACGCTACGAGCCCGAGGCGGACGTTGCGGCAAGCGTGGCGATAGGGTCGGACGCGGCCGAGGCCATCATCGCAGCCGAGCGAGCCAAGAGCGCTGACTACTATCTGACGCGGGCGACGAGCTACCTGCTCCAGCCCTCTCCGCTTGAGTGGGTGGTTAAAGGCTGGCTACCCGACAACGGCGTTTCGATGGTGTTCGGCGAGTCTGGCGGCGGAAAAACCATGATGATGCTCGACGTTGCCTGTCATATCGCCACCGGCAAGCCGTGGCGTGGGCTGCGCACTAAGGCTGGCGTCGTGGTCTATCTCGCAGGTGAAGGTCACTACGGCCTGCGCCAGCGCGTCGCCGCTTGGTGTCGGCATCATGGCGTGGATCGGATCGACGACCTTCTCATAACCAACAAAGCCATCGAGGCGGATGCGCCCAACGCGGCCGTAACCATCATTCGAGCAATTCGAGAGATCGTGCCGGACGGGGAAAGGATCGCCTACATCATTCTCGACACCGTTGCGGCTCACATGGGAGGCGATGACAACCTAACGAGAGACTCGAACAAGCTGCTCGGGCAGCTCAACATCGTAGCCAGCGCCTTCTCCGCGGGCGTCGCCATCATTCACCACGTCGGCCACAGCGCAGACGCAAAAGCCCGCGCTCGGGGCTCAAGCAACTGGAAGGCGGCGGTTGATGCGGCGATTCTGGTGTCGAAGAAGGAGGACAAGCGCATAGAAATATGCTCGACCAAGATGAAGGACGCAGAAGATCCAAAGCCGCTCTACGGGCGCTTGCAGAGCGTGCCGCTCGGCTGGGTGGACGAGGACGGCGAGGAGATCAAGGGCGCCGTTTTGGTCGAAGAAGAGGTGCCGCCAGAAGGTCAAACGGAGAAAAAGGAAAAGCCCGAGTCAGATATTCAAAAGGATATTCGGAAATTCAATAATGCCTGGGTTTGGGCTGGCGCAGATGAGCAGGATGGAATGCCATTCCTGTCGAGAAGCGACCTCATCGACTACCTGGTCAAGCGTGAGGGACTGACGCTATCTACAGCCAAAACGTACGCGCAAGAGAGCAAGCGAGGGAGAATGATTTATAACCTTTTAACCTCTGAGATAATATCCGCTTATCAAACCGGGTGGATTATCTGCGACAACGTAACGGCATCAACTTTGTTCGTTCGGAAGAAAATCTAAGTGGGGTGGGACAACTGGGACAAATTGGGACAAACTGGGACAAATGTCCTCGGGACAAGACGAGGCAGAGTGGGACAAATTGGGACACACACCTATAGGGTGTGTCCTTTGTCCCACCCACGATGTGCGGAAATTTGACAACATGAGTGGGACAGCCAAGGACACGTGCTCTGACTGCAATTCAGAGAATATTAAAATAGGAATCACGAATATATCTTCTGGAGCCACCGTTTACCCGAAATACTGCGACGACTGCGGGCGCGTCATGACGAAGTACGTCAAGCGCAAAACAGCCATTCAGTACGCAATAAATAATGGCCCGATGAAATACGTGAAAACAAAAACGGCGCAATTTTATGAAAGGAAGAATATAACTATAATGTGCAGGGTATGTAATTCCGTTGGTGCTGAAATGCATCACTGGGCGCCGAAACACATTTTCGGCGACGAGGCGGAGCGTTGGCCGAAGGATCTGCTATGCAGAACATGCCATGCCCGATGGCATAATATGGTCACGCCGAACATGGCGCAGATGAAGGAGGATGGTCGTGAAGGACTCTGACCCCAACTCCCGCCAGGTCGGTGGGGATCACTACGCCAAGATGGCGATTCAGCCGTGGGATGCGATGCAGGCATGGATGAGCCGGGAGGCGTTCGCGGGTTTCTTGCTGGGCTCTGCGATAGCATACTTGGCCCGCGTTAAGACAGACGGCGTGCTGGGCAAAGGCGGTCGGGTGGATGTTGAGAAAGCAAGACATTATCTTGATAAACTGGTTGAGGTGATGGACGATGGCGCGCAGAGCTAAGACGCCAGAGCAAGAGGAGGAAAAGCAGCGCAAGATTCATGCGGTGCTTCAGGGGATGCGGGAAGGCAAAAGCGCCTTCAAGGCGTGTCAAGCGGCGGGCGTTGCGCAGAGCACGTTCGGGTTTTGGGTGGATGAAGATCCGCAACTTGCTGTAGAATACGCGCGCGCGAGAGAGGATCTGATCGAGCGCATGGCGCAGGAGATTCTCGAGCTGAGCGACGCCGACGTGGGCGTGCAGCCGGATGGCAAGAAGGACTGGGCGGCGGTGCAGAAGCATCGTTTGCAGGTCGACAGCCGCAAGTGGCTGCTCTCCAAGCTGGCGCCGAAGAAGTACGGCGACAAGATCACGCATGCCGGTGACGAAGAGAACCCGGTAAAGGCGGATATCAGCATTCGATTCGTCAAGGCGGCAGATGCCTAATATCGACCTTCCCGAATGGTCAGAGAAGCTCTTCGATGAGGACGCGCGGTACTTCGCCCTCGTCGGCGGCCGCGGCAGCGGCAAGAGCTATTCCGTCGCGTCGGTGCTTATCCTGCGCGCAGCGTCGACGAAGCTGCGCATTCTCTGCGCTCGAGAGATCCAGAAGTCGATCAAGGACTCGGTGAAGCGCCTGCTCGACGATACGATTGAGCGCGCGGGGTTGCGCGACTTCTTCGTCTCAACCGATACCGAGATCCGAGGCAAAAATGGCTCGCTGATTCTGTTTGCGGGTCTGCGGACGAACATCGAGAGCATCAAGTCGATGGAAGGCATCGACATCTGCTGGGTTGAAGAGGCGCAGACCGTCAGCCAGGCGAGCCTGGATATCCTCATCCCGACGATCCGAAAGCCGAACAGCCAGATCTACTTCACGTGGAACCCGAATCGTGAAGATGACCCGGTTGATGCGATGTTCTTGAGTGAGAACCCGCCGCCGAAGACGGTGTTTCTGCGCGTCAACTTCGACAGCAACCCCTGGTTCCCGAGCGTCTTGCGCGCCGAGATGGAATACGACCGCTCGCGCGACCCCGAGAAGTACAGCCACGTTTGGATGGGGTCATATCTGACCAACAGCGAGGCGCGCGTGTTCCGCAACTGGCGCATCGAGGAGTTCGAGGCACCGCCAGACGCCATACACCGGCTTGGGGCGGACTGGGGCTTTGCAGTCGACCCTACGGTGCTGGTGCGCTGTCACATCGCTGGGAGGACGCTGTACGTCGATTACGAGGCATACATGGTCGGCTGCGAGATCACGTCGACGCCCGACCTGTTTATGACGGTGCCGGACGCCGAGCGCTGGCCGCTGGTCGCAGATTCGGCGCGTCCCGAGACCATCAGCCACATGCGGCGGCACGGTTTCCCGAAGATACTGCCCGCGGTGAAGGGCGCGAAGTCGGTGGAAGAAGGCGTCGAGTGGCTCAAGAGCTTTGATATCGTCGTGCATCCGCGCTGCCAGCACCTGATCGACGAACTGTCGCTCTACAGCTACAAAACCGATCCATTGACAGGCATGGTCTTACCTGCTCTCGCCGACCGCGACAATCACTGCATTGATGCGTTACGATATGCGCTCGAGGGCGTGCGCCGGGCGAAGGTCTCAGCCACGCCCGCCGTGGTGACGCCGATTCCGATAGCCAACCGATGGTGACCGAATGGTCCGAATGACAAAGAGCGAGCGTCTCGACAAGCTCCACCAGGAGGCGATGTCGCAATTTGACGACATCCAGTCGGCGCTGCGGGACGAGCGGCTGCAATGCTTGCAGGATCGGCGCTTCTACAGCATCAGCGGCGCGCAGTGGGAAGGCCCGCTCGGGTATCAGTTCGAGAACAAGCCGCGTTTTGAGGTCAACAAGGTTCACCTCGCGGTCATCCGTATCATCAACGAATACCGAAACTCGCGCGTCACCGTCGACTTTGTTGCTAAGGACGGCGCGGTCAACGATCGCCTCGCCGATACCTGCGACATGCTCTTCCGGGCAGACGAGCAGGATAGCGTCGCAAACGAGGCTTACGACAACGCCTTCGAGGAGGCGGTCGGCGGCGGCTTCGGCGCCTGGCGGCTGCGGACGTGCTACGAGGACGAGTACGACCCCGAGAACGAACACCAGCGCATTATGATCGAGCCGATCTATGACGCTGATTCGTCCGTGTTTTTCGACCTCGACTCCAAGCGCCAGGACAAGGCGGACGCCAAGCACTGCTTCGTCGTGTCATCCATGACACGCAAGGCGTACAAGGCGCAGTACGGCGACAGCCCGTCCGATTGGCCGAAAGAGATCCAGCAGACGGAGTTCGACTGGGATACGCCCGACGTGGTGTACGTCGCGGAGTATTACGTCGTCGAGGAGGTGTCCGAGCTGTTGCGCATGTGGCGCGACATCGGCGGTAACGAGGAGCGCTACACGCAGGCGGACTTCGACGCCGACGAGGAGCTGGAAGCAACGCTGCTCGCCATTGGCTCGACTGAGGTACGTCAGCGGCGCATAAAGAAGCGGCGCGTGCATAAGTACATCTTGAGCGGTGGGCGCGTGCTCGAGGACTGCGGCTACATCGCAGGAACGTGCATTCCGATCGTGCCGGTCTTCGGCAAGCGCTGGTTCGTCGATAACGTCGAGCGGTGCATGGGCCACGTGCGCCTGGCGAAGGACGCGCAGCGGCTGAAGAACATGCAGCTCTCGAAGCTCGGCGAGATCTCGGCACTCTCGAGCGTCGAGAAGCCGATCATGGTGCCGGAGCAGGTTGCGGGGCATCAGATCCAGTGGGCGGAGGATAATCTCAAGAACTATCCCTACCTGCTCATCAACCCGATCACGACCCCAGACGGCAGCCAGCAGGCTGTCGGTCCCGTCGCTTATACCCGTAGTCCGGCAATCCCGCCCGCCATGGCCGCGCTCTTGCAGCTCACCGAAGTGGACATGCAGGACATCCTCGGCAACCAGGGCGAGGGCGATAAGATCGTCTCGAACATCTCGGGCAAAGCTGTCGAGATGATCCAGCAGCGTCTGGACAACCAGACGTTTATCTACGTCTCGAACTTCGCCAAGGCGATGAAGCGCTGCGGCGAGATCTGGCTCTCGATGGCGCAGGAGGTCTACGTCGAGGAAGACCGCGCCATGAAGGGCGTGGACTCCGCAGGCGAGATGCAGCAGGTTGTCCTCATGCGCCCGCGCGTTGATGAGGAGACGGGGCGTCTCGAACTCGACAACGACCTCTCCCGCGCCAAGTTCGACGTGGTGGCGGATGTCGGACCGTCCAGCTCCAGCCAGAAGGCGGCGACCGTGCGCGCCCTCACCGGCATGATGTCGATCACGACCGATCCCGAGACGCAGCAGGTCTTGCAGGCGCTCTCGATGATGAATCTGGAAGCGGACGGCATCGCCGACGTGCGCGACTTCTTCCGCAAGCGCCTGGTGAGCATGGGCGTCGTCAAGCCGACCGAGACCGAGCTTGAGGAGATGGCGGCGCTCGCAGGTCAGGAACAACCGACCGATCCCAACTCGATCTACCTGCAAGCCGCAGCCGAGGAGGCTGTTGCCAAGGCAGAGAAGGCGCGCGCGGACGTGCTCAACACCATCGCCGACGCCGAGCTGACGCAGGCCAAGACGGCGACGGAGCTTGCCAAGC